CGTATGTCCAAGCTATAGATAGATCTAAGATAGATCCTATTGCTGAGCTTGAACGTAGAGTTATGAAAAAGCTTAGACCTAAGCTTAGCTTAGATAGCTTCAAGGAGCTGCAAAAAGCTCTCAATGCTATGTCTGCAATAGATCGAATTGATTATTTGCACACAATGCAGGATAAGCTCAATGGACGTGGCTAAGCTAAGCGAGCTGTTCATGGAAGCGGCCGAGACAGAACGCAAGCTACCAGCTGCTATTCGTAGACAAAAGATGAGCGCATGGCCTGACTATGTCATGGAATGGCAAGCATATGGTTACAATGCTTTTGAAGCGCCCAGGCTTAAAGCTACGCCAGATCAGATCACAAGGTATGACAAGGCTGTTGGCCTGGCTGTTACCAAGCTCGATGAAGAGGACAGGCGACTGGTCTGGGCTGTAGCTCACAGCGCTGCTTTTAGAGAGCGTGGACCGTCCTGGACAAAGCTTGCAAGGATATTGCAGCTCAACGATCCAAGGATCGTCAAGCGGCGCTACAAGGATGTTTTAATTAGATTGTATTATGTGTTGTGACATAATTCGTCAAAGCACTTGACGCGAATGTTCTAAAACTGGTACAGATTCTATTACGCTGCACAATATGTTGCGTAATTCCTCCCTTAACTTGAACCTTACAAGCTGGCTCAGCCTGGCAGCTGCTATGGCTGGGTCAGTTCTTTTTGGATGCTTATGGCTAAACGACGTATCACAAAAGCACAGATGACAACGATCTGCGAGAGGATTGCAGACGGGGTTAGTCTGACTAGGATATGTAACGAGGATAGCTCGTTGCCTAGCTGGCGTACAGTGCTGCGCCATGTTCAAGAGGATGAAGAGGCTTACACAAGCTATAGGACAGCCAGAGCTTTGCAATGCGAGGTTATGCGTGATCAGATCATTGATCTTGTTGAAGCGCCATTGCCTGACGATCCTAAGCTAGCTATGGCTGAGGTACAGCGTAGAAGGTTAGAGGCAGATCACAAGGATAAGCACATCAGGCAGATGCAGCCTCTTGGTATTAGAGACAAGACAGACGATAAGCAGAGCAATAGCGGGACTGTTACTTTGACGTGGGGTAATGCAGAACCTGTGGTGTTATCATAGTGTTGTTGCTTTCCCAGCCTGTCAGTGCTCGCGCGCACAAGGCACGTCAACCAGATTTCAGTTAACATATCTTTGTTTGGCACTGGCTTGGCACTGGCCTAGCTGTGATCGTTGCTGGCTGGGCGAGGGTGACGGGATATATACCTGTTGATAGGGGTGGCGTTTATTTTATCGGCCCCCCTACCACCCCCAGAAACGGCCGCGTGTTCTATAACGTATAATAACCTATCATGAGCCTGTCACTCACATGAACATTGAGATCCCCTATACGCCTAGGCCTCTCCAGGCAAGGCTACACGCCGAGCTAAGCGAGAAACGCTGGGCTGTCGTTGTTATGCATCGACGGGCTGGCAAGACTGTCATGGCGATAAATCACTTGCTGAGGGACGCTATACTGTGCACCCGGCCTAATCCTAGGTTTTTCTACATAGCGCCCACCTATAGGCAAGCTAAGCAGATTAGCTTTGATTATATTAAAAGCTTTGCTGGCAAGATACCTATGGTCAGGTTTCATGAGACTGAGCTCAGGTGTGATCTGCCTAATGGCGCCAGGATACAGCTGCTTGGATCGGAGAACCCGGCTAGTCTCAGGGGCATATATGCTGATGGTGTTGTGCTTGATGAGATGGCTGATATGCCGGAGAGTTTGTTCCCGGAAGTTATCAGGCCGGCTTTGAGTGACCGCAAAGGCTATGCGATCTTTATTGGAACGCCCAGGGGTCATAATGCTTTTTATGATTTGTTCACAGCAGCTGAGCAACAGGACGACTGGCACACAGCGATTTACAAGGCCAGCGAGACTAACATTTTAGACCAGGAAGAGCTTGAGGCTGCGCGCTCTATGATGAGCGTTGATCAGTTTGAACAGGAATTTGAGTGCTCTTGGGTGGCTAACGTGCCGGGGGCTGTGTTTGGAAAAGAGCTGCAAGAGGCTCAGGAAAGTGGGCGCATCTCTTCAGTTCCCTATGATCCAAGCGCAAAGGTAGATACCTGGTGGGATCTAGGTGTTGGGGACAGCACTGTGGTTTGGTTTACACAAAGCGTTGGCCGGGCTGTTCATGTCATAGATTTTTATGAAAACCGCGGCGAGGGCTTGCCTCACTATGCCCGGATGCTCCAGGAAAAAGATTACCTTTACGGCACACATAATGCCCCGCACGACATTGAAGTGAGGGAAATGGGCAGCGGCAAAAGCCGGCGTGAGGTCGCATGGGATTTAGGAATTAATTTTAGGGTAGTTCCAAAACTGCCAGTCGAGGATGGACTTCATGCTGCACAAATGCTTATCCCGCGTTGCTGGTTTGATCAGGAGCGCTGCAAGCCAGGTCTGGAATCTCTTAGGCACTATCATAGGGCGTATAACGAAAGGCTCAGGAGCTTCAGAAATACCCCGGTACATGACTGGTCGAGCCACGCCGCCGACGCTTTCCGCTACCTCTCCGTCGGTATCAAAGAAAACCAAGCGTGGCAGAGGGCGCCCCAAAAAATCGCAGACAGCCAATACAACCCGTTAGGAGTAGCGGTATGAGTTTTCTACGTCCGAAAGTAAATATACCGCCGCCGCCACCAGCGCCGCCGCCACCGCCGGCCACACCGGCACCAGTCGTAAGGGCAGGGGGCAGCGAGGTTGAGAAAGTGCAGAAGCAAAACAAGAGCAAGGCGACGATGAAAACCAGCCAGAAAACAGGCTCGCAGGGCGTCACAACGGACGCACCCATAGAATATAAATCATTACTTGGAGGCAAATAATGGGTGGTATTTTTAAAAGACTAATACGGGAAACTGGCAAGGCAGTTGGGCTTGTCGCAAGCAAAAAAGAAATCCGTCAACAACAAGAAGCTGCTGCGGCAGCTGCACCGCCGCCAGCCGCTGCTGTGGATGCGGCTGAGCCGCCATCACCAGATGATGTGATCTATGCCGGTGAACAGGGCGAAGATGCGCCAAAAAAGAAAAAGCGTAAGAAATCAGGCACCATCCTGACTAGCACAAAAGGTGTTATGGGCGACGCGCCCACCGAAAAGAAATCTTTACTGGGTGGCTAAATGGCTGATCAACTCGCACAACTCCTGATAAAGCAGTACGAAAGCCTGGTAACGCAACGCCAGACATGGGAAAGCCACTGGCAAGAAGTGGCAGACTATGTCGTGCCGCGCAAAGCTGAGGTTACAAAGAACAGATCTCCGGGCGATAAACGCTCCGAGCTGGTTTTTGATGGCACTGCTATTCTTGCAGCTGAGCTGTTAGCGGCCTCTTTGCATGGTATGCTGACCAACGGATCGACCAGCTGGTTCGGGCTGCGCTTTTCTGACGATAGCCTTAACGGCGACGATGAAGCCAAGGAATGGCTGCAAAGCGTCGAGGACGTTATGTATCAGGCGTTTAACCGCTCTAACTTTCAAGAGCAAATCGCCGAGCTGTATTTGGACCTGGTGACATTTGGCACCGCTGTTATGTTTGTTGATAAAGACGATGAACAGCAGATTAGATTCAGCACACGCCACATCAAAGAGTGCTTCTTGTCAGAGGATGACAAGGGGCGGGTTGATACGGTGTTTCGTAAATTTAAAATGCCAGCCAGGGCCGCACTTAAAAAATTTGGTGACGAAAAATTCAATAGTAAAATACTGCAAAAGGCGAATGAAAATCCATATGAGCAATTAACGCTAATCCATGCGGTATATCCGCGTGATGAGCGTGACATTACCAAGGTAACAGCTGAAAACAAACCGTTTGCGTCGATCTATATAGAGCCGGAAGAAAAGGTTGTACTGTCCGAATCGGGCTTTGATGAGTTTCCGTACATGGCGCCAAGATTTTCCAAGAGCTCGTTTGAGCTGGGTTATGGCAGATCTCCATCGATGACGGCATTAGCAGACATAAAAATGTTGAATCGTATGTCCGAGGTCACAATCAGGGCAGCACAAAAACAGGTTGACCCGCCGCTACTGGTGCCAGATGACGGATTTATGTTGCCGGTCAGGACAGTACCTGGCGGTCTGAACTTTTATAGATCTGGTACGCGAGACCGCATTGAGCCACTAAATATAGGGGCAAACAACCCGCTAGGTCTAAATATGGAAGAACAGCGCCGCACTGCAATCCGCGCTGCTTTCTATGTTGACCAGCTCATACTGGGCGAAGGGCCGCAAATGACGGCCACAGAAGTTGTCCAGCGTACAGAAGAAAAAATGAGATTGCTGGGGCCGCTCACCGGCAGATTAAGCCAGGAGCTGCTACAGCCATTGATCAACCGTGTTTATAACATTCTGTCACGCCAACAGGCATTTGCCCCGGCGCCTGACTTCATGCTGAACCAGAACCTTGAAATCACCTATGTGAGCCCGTTAGCCAAAGCGCAGCGTCAGGGCGATATTGCGTCCATGACAAGATTGCTGGAGCTTATGACGCCGCTTAGCCAGCTTGATCCAACCATTATGGATTATGTGGATAGTGACGGCATATCCCAGCATCTAATCAAGATCCTGGCTGTACCGGCCACCGCAGTCAGGGGCGAGCAAGAGGTCGCAATGATGAGGGCTCAGCGCCAGGAACAGCAAGCAGCAATGCAAGAACAACAGCAATTGATGCAACAGGCCGAAGCAGCCGGTAACGCAGCGCCTATGGTAAGAGCGTTGGAATCCGGTCAGGCGGCTGAGTAATGACGCCAGAAGATACAATTGAACTTTATAAAACTATTTTCACAAGCGAGGACGGCGAGCGCATCCTAAGCGACCTTGGCGTGAGATTTTGTGAACATTCGACAACTTTCTCGGCTGATCCGCATGAAACGGCTTACCGGGAAGGGCAGCGCACAGTGGTGCTTTTCATCAGGTCAATGCTGCGTGACCGCAAACAATTAAAGGACATGATTGAAAATGAGTGAAGAACAGGTAGCTGAGGTCGTTGCAGATGCAGCGGTAGCCCAGTCTGTCGCCAATGATTGGCGCACTGGTATTCCCGAAGAAATCCGGGGTCATAAATCATTAGAGCACATTGGAGATGTAGGCTCACTGGCAAAAAGCTATGTGAACGCGCAATCAATGATTGGTGCCGATAAAGTTGCCATACCCGGCAAACACGCAACCGATGAGGATTGGGCCGAGGTCCACAGAAAGCTGGGTCGTCCAGATAGCCCGGATGGTTACGAGCTGGACAATGCAATGCCCGAAGGCGTTGATGCGTCCGAGGATATGCTGAACTGGTTCAAAGGCGCAGCACATGAGGCTGGGCTAACACCGCAACAGGCGCAAAAGCTATTGGGCGGCTATAACCAAATGCTTGGCAACATCACGGGAAATGATGAAGGTCAGGTCCAACAGCTAAGAGAAACAACAGAAACAGAATTGAAAAAGGAATATGGCGCTGCTTTTGCTGACCGGCTAGGTCACGCCAAGGCTGCAACGCTGCAATTCGGTGCATCAGAAATGGTGGCAACCGAAGAGGGCAACGTGCCCGTTTCCTTTGTTGATCAGCTAATGCTGGCAGATGGCCGGTCATTAGGTGACCACCCTGAGATGATAAAAATGATGGTGAACGTAAGCCAGTTCATTAACAGTAAAATTGGTGAAGATAGCCTTGTTGGTGTGAAAACCACGGGCGGTCTGTCCCCTGATGATGCGAAAGCAAAGCTCTCCGAGATCAGGGCGCCAGGCACACCATACTGGGATCAGAGACATCCTGAGCATAATTTTTATGTGCAGGAAGGTTTGAAATATCAGGAGATGCTTAATGTCGGAAGCTGATAGAGATTTCCGGCTTGATGTTCTGCGGCTTACAATGGAGACAGGCTCACAAGTCACGATCCAGAACCCGCTAGAACAAGCTGAAAAGAATTTGCAATGGTGCCTACAGCCGGTTGATAAGCCACTGGCCCAACCAGCTAAAGCACCAGGCAAGAAACCGGGACAAGCGTAAAGCCCCCGTCGGCGCAACCGTAATGCAAAAACCTTTGTCCGTCATTCTGGCGGGTAGCAAGCAATTTTAACTGCAAAAACGCAAGGAGACATTTCATGTCTGCACAAATCACAACCGCGTTTTCCCAGCAGTTTAGCGCTAACGTACAACTGCTTTCTCAGCAGATGGGGTCTATCCTACGGGGTGGCGTCAATGAGGAATCAGTCACTGGTGAAAAAGCATTTTTCGACCAGGTTGGTGCAGCTGCTGCGATCAAACGCACATCACGCCATTCGGATACCCCGATGGTGGAAACGCCCCATTCTCGCCGCATGGTGACAATGGAAGCCTACGAGTGGGCTGACCTTATTGATGATGCCGATAAAGTCCAGATGCTTATCGACCCTACAAGCACCTATGCCAGAGCGGCAGCGGCTGCTATGGGCCGTGCTATGGATGACGCCATCATTGCTGCGGCAACAGGAACATCACTGACCGGCAAAGCAGGAGCAACAAGCACAACAATGCTTAGCGCAAACGAAATTGCTAATGGTTCAGCTGATCTGACTGTGGCTAAATTGATCTCAGCAAAAAAGTTGCTAGATCTGGGCTCGGTTGACCCATCAATCCCACGTCATATTGCCGTGGGGCCAGACCAAGTCGAGGCGTTGTTAAACACCACCTCTGTCACAAGCTCTGACTTTAATACAGTCAAAGCCTTGGTGCAGGGTGAAGTTGACACATTCATGGGCTTTCAGTTCCATGTTTCAACGCGCCTTGCCAAATCTGGCAACATTCGTAAGTGCTTTGCTTGGGCTCAAGAGGGCCTAAAATTAGCAGTTGGTAAAGACGTTCAATCTCGCATCGATGAGAGAGCCGACAAATCTTATTCCACCCAGGTCTATTACTGTTCGCAGTTCGGGGCCACACGGATGGAAGAGGCGATGGTTGTTTCTATTGATTGCGACGAGTCAGCATAAGGGAGCTTTGTAATGACTACTAAAAATTCAGACTTAGTGGCTAACTTTGAAGCTAGCCCTCATGTGTTCAGTGATGCTCAGAATCTGCACGGCGTTGTCCGTATAGCTTCTGGAAACATTGAGCTGGCCGCTGGTGACAGCACTGACGATGATGTTGTCATGCTTGCCCCTATCCCCACTAATGCAAACATAATTAGTTTGCGTGTAGGTGCGGATGCCTTGGGTGGAAGCTGCACATATAATGTTGGTGCTTACACATCTGCCGGTGTTGTTGTTGACGAAGATTGCTTTGCCACGGCTGTTGCCGACGGCGCAGCAATCGCAGAACTACGCTATGAAGCAGCTGACCTAAATACAACAGGTCAGAAGCTACACATCATAGCTGGTGCAGCAGCAAGTGACACGACTGATCCGGGCGGGTACTACTACGTCGCTGCAACATTTGCAGCAACTGGTGGAACCGGCGGTGATATGGCGTTCATCATTGAATATGTTGTGAACTAACAAATCGAGGGCAGCTCAGTGATGGGTTGCCCTCTTTTCTTCTAAGGGGATTTTTATGGCATCAGTGGTTGATATTTGTAACAGCGCATTGAATCAGATAGGTGCGTCTAATATTATTGCGCTTACTGAGGACAGTAAGGCTGCGCGTTTATGCAACCAGCGCTATGAATTTGTGCGCGATGCCACGTTCCGGGCTCACCCCTGGAACAGTCTAACCACTCGCGTTGCTCTAGCGCCAGACACAGCCATCCCTGTTTTTGAATTTACACAGCAATTTACCTTGCCAACAGATCCGTTTTGTCTGCGCGTTCTTGGGCTTAGCGATGCAAATATTCTGTACCGCGTTGAGGGCCGCAAGCTTTTGTGCAACGAAAGCACGATTGAAATGCTTTATATCGGGCGCGTTACTGACGTGAACGAGTATGACACATTGCTTGTTGAAACATTGGCCGCAGCTCTTGCGGCAGATCTGGCTTACCCGTTGGTGGGCTCATCAGCGCTAGGCTCTAATATGTACAGCCTTTATCAGACCAAATTAACCGAGGCGCGCTTTGTTGACGCGACTGAAGATAATGCAATTAACACATCTATCGTTACTGAAAGCCGCACAGTCGCTGCTGATACCTTTATCAATTCGAGGTTTTAATGGCTAAGGCGTCACCAGCTTTTACCAATTTTACTGCCGGCGAGCTAAGCCCACGGCTTGATGGCCGGACAGATCTGGGTAAGTATTTTAACGGTTGCAAGAAATTACAGAACTTTCTGGTTCATCCGCATGGCGGCGCTAGCCGGCGTCCGGGCACTATCTTTGTACGAGAGGTTAAGAACAGCGCCCATAATGTGCGCCTCATACCGTTTGAGTTTAACGTTGAGCAAACCTACATCTTGGAGTTTGGCGACCAATATTTTCGTATACACAAAGATGGCGGCACGGTTGTTGATGGCAGCAGCGACCCGATTGAGGTCACCACGCCATATGCCCATACAGACCTTGCCAAGATAAAATTCACGCAAAGCGCTGACGTTATGTATGTGGCGCACCCTGATTTCGCGCCGAGAAAGATAACCAGAACAAGCCACACAGCCTGGACAATTACCGAGGTCACGTTTCTGCGCGGCCCGTTCCGTGACCAGAACACCAGCGCAACGACATTTTTGGCATCAGGCCGGACTGGAAATGTCAACGTAACGGCAAGCACTAGCACGTTTGTTAGCTCAGATGTTGGCCGGCTTATTAAAGTTCACGATGGTGTAACAAAGATCACCAGCCTAACTAGCGCCACAGTGGTTGCCACAACGGTACAAGAAAATGCCGACGGGCGCACAGAGCTGATGCCAAGCTATGCGGCAACAACCCTGTCAGCGCATGAAGGTGACCCGTCATCAACCGGCCTTGAACATAATGATAGGTATCAGGACACTGCTGGGCAGTTTGTAGCGCAAGGCTTTAAAGTAGGTCAAAAAGTTACAGTTACTGGTTTTACTGAAAGTAATAATAACGAATCTAACGCGATTATTGTAAAAGTCACCGAGGATACTTTGTTACTAGCGCCGAGCTCTGATCTCGTAGATGAGGCAGCCGGCGACAGTGTAACTATAGCGGCAGACCTTACAGCTAGCACAGAATGGTCATTAGGCGCGTTTTCAGCGACCACTGGCTTTCCATCATCAGTTGCTTTTTATGAACAACGCCTTGTGTTTGCCTCGACCACAGCACAGCCGCAAACTCTGTTTTTCTCAGTTGGTGGCAGCTTTGAGGATTTTGCTGATGGCACTGACGCTGACGATGCACTGACATACACATTAGGATCAAACCAGGTAAACATCATTAGATACCTTCAGGCTGGCCGTGTGCTGCTTGTTGGCACGTCTGGCGGTGAGTTTGTGGTGACAAGCTCCGAGGACGCCCCTCTGAGCCCTACAAACGCCGTTGTGAAGCGTCAGGCCACATATGGCTCGGCAGATATCCAACCTGTCCAGGTGGCAAACGTGACGTTGTTTGTGCAGCGCGCAAAGCGTAAAGTGCGCGAGCTTGTGTTTGATTTGAACACAGACAGTTACCAGGCGCCTGATTTAACGCTATTGGCCGAGCATATTACCGCTGGGGGCATCAAAGAGATGTCACTGCAACAAGAGCCGGACAATGTGATCTGGTGCGTTCTTGATAATGGTTTGTTTGTTGGTATGACCTACCGGCGCGAAGAAAACGTAATTGCCTGGCATGAGCACGTTATTGGCGGCAGATCTGGCGCTTGCACTGTCACGGTTAGCGACTACGCCAACATAGCTACCGGCACGACACTGACCTTTACTAAGTCTGACGGCACAACGGTTACATTTACAAGTGAGGCAGCTGGCAGCTCTGACCCGTCATCAGCAACAGGCTTTCGGCCAAACACCAATAACAACACCACAGCCGACAATATCTTTACCGCAATCAACGCCCACGCTGATTTTACCGTGGCTAACCCGGCGGCTGCAATCGTTACCATAGAAGAGACAAGCCCAACACCAACAGGCTTTCTGTCTGTTGTTAGCTCTGACACAACAAGGCTTACCACCACAGACCAGACCCATGCGCTGGTTGAGAGCGTCGCAACGATACCCGGTGAGCTTAATGAAGATGATACATATCTTATTGTGCAGCGCACTGTTAATGGTTCAACCAAGCGTTATATTGAGTATTTCAGCGCTTTTGATTTTGGCACAAACGTAGAAGATGCTTTTTTCATTGATAGTGGCCTTACATATAGCGGTACAGCAGCGACAAGTATAAGCGGCCTCAACCACTTAGAGGGCGAGGTTGTATCGATACTTGCAAACGGGGCAACCCATCCAAACAAAACTGTAAGTTCTGGCGCAATTACTTTAGATTTCGCCGCAACAAAAGCTCATATCGGATTGAATTATAACTCAACAATGCAAACAATGCGGCTAGAAGCCGGCGGCACTGAGGGCACAGCTCAAGGTAAAACCAAGCGTATCCATGAAGCTGTCCTGAGATTGTTCCGCACTGTGGGCGTTAAGGTAGGCAGCTCGGAAACAGAGCTGGACCGCATACCATTCAGATCGTCTGCCCAGCGCATGGATGTGGCAATCCCGCTTTTTAGTGGTGATAAGGAGATAGAGTTTAGGGGCGGGTTTGATACTGACGGCTTTATTGTCGTGCAACAGGATCAGCCGCTACCGTTAACCATTATAGGGGTGTTCCCCCGACTGATAACTTACGACCAGTGAGGATTGTAGATTACGACCCAGCCCATCTGTACGAATTGATGGATGATGATTTAAATGATGGGGCAATTAAAAACATTGGCTATATGCGCGAATGGGCAAGCGAGCTGCAACAGCCTGGCTGGTCATACACGCTTATAGAAAACGGTCACATTATCTGTTGTGCCGGCATTGTTAATATGTGGCCTGGCGTAGGCGAGGCGTGGTTTATCGCGTCGAGCAAGATACATCAATATCCAAAACCATTTATCAGGTTTGCCAAAACAGACGTGATGAAAAAAGTTGTGGATGAAAACGACCTATGGCGGGTGCAAGCGGTCTGCAAAGCAGACTGGCCGGCGGCAATCAGGTTTGCAAACTTTATGGGTTTTGAAACTGAAGGTCTGATGCGTAAGTACGGACCAGAAGCAATGGATTATTTACGAGTGGCATGGGTGCGATAAATGGGCTTCTTATTTGAATATCAGGCGGGTCAGCAAAAACAGGCTGCTTTTAACTACAATAGCGATATTAATGAGCGCAATGCGCTGGCTTTCGAGCAACAGGCTGAACAAGCAGAGTTTCAAAGTGAATTAGAAATTACCGAGTTTCGTGAGCAATACGCAGATTTGCGCGATGCACAAGCGCAAGCCTTTCGTTACAATGGTTGGCTTGCAGAAGAAGGAACGCCGTTAAAAGTCATGCTGGCGAGCGCGCAAGAGGCTGACGAAGAGGTTGCCACACGCAGATATAACGCAGCTGTCGGCGCGCAAGAAATCAGAGAATCAGGCGTACAAGAAAAAATGCAGGGCCAGCTTAATCGTATGTACGGTAAATCTGCCGCTACTGAGGGCAAAGCGCGCGCGTTTGCTAGCTTGATACAAACCGGATCAGCAATCAACTCAGCGGGTGCATGATGAGAGTTCCGACCTACACAAAACAAACAGCTCGTACTAGCAAAACCGGGGCAACAGCGTTTTCTGTACGAGCTGACCCCAATGCCTTGTCAGCTGGCCTGAGAGGTCTGTCAACACTGGCTAGCGCTGCTGAAACCTATGTTGTTAATGAGGTCAAGGAACGCCGGAAGAGCGAGCTTACAGCAAAAGAAAATCAGTACAAAATTGCCTTGCAAGAGCTGCAAGTCGAAATGTCAACGCAAGACCCCACGCTGGTTATGGAAGGGGGCATAAGGAATGGCAATGCTGTAAAAAGCTATGATGCAAGGGCTAAAGAAATAAGGGATGGGCTTGGATTAGATATTAACAGCTCTGTCGTGCGTAAGCGCTTTATGTCCTCAGCAACGCAAGAAGCTCTGCAAGAGCGCGTGTCCGTCTATCAGGACGCAAGAAACAGAGAAATAGACGCGAATAAAGCAACAGAATTACAAGCCGCCGAGCTTCTTTTTCAAGACGCGGCGACAGGTGGCGCAAACAAAAAAACAAATGCCTTGCTAAAATTATTTGGTGGTGTGGATGCTGGCGGTAATCAAGTTACTGGCATATTCGACAACATGGCTGAGCGTCGTTATTTAACTGAAGTGCAAGCATTTCAGTATACCCAGAATTTTAAACAGCGCCTTGATAGGTCTGATGTAAGAGGCAGATTAACAGCCGCAGATGCATCTGATGACCCAGGCCAAGCAGATCAGATTGTGCAAGACATTGGTGATCCTAGAAATTTTACAAATTTAAAACAGGAAGATCGTGACACCCATTTAAAACAGGCCGTTGATTTGGCGCAAGCTCTGCGTAGAAGACAAGTAGCTAATGCAGAAAAACGGGAAAAAACAGACAAGCGCGACCAAACTAAGCGCCACAAAACCACTGCCCGTGCATTGCTTGCAAAGATACAAAAATTCAAGGCTGAGCCTGATAACCCCACTTATAAAGCTCAATTACCGAGGCCATTAGAAATAGCTGAGGCATTAGCTTTAGATCAGATAAACGAAACGACAGCAAAGCTACTTACTGGCTTGCTTAATGATGAAGATGCTGAACAACGCGATCCGGCCTTGATACTTGATATTTTTGACAAGATTGGTGATGCGGAAACTCCAGACGAAATAGACGAACAGCTTGACCGCTTAGACGGAAAAATCGGCGCTGGTGGCAAGGTTCCGCTAAACGATGCGATAAACTTACAAAAATATGGCGACAGCAAAAAAGCCAACACAAGAGAGAGCGGCGACATAAAGTTTTACCAGAACCAGTTGAATGATCTGACAGGACAAACCGCTTTTCGTTTATCTGGCATTGGAGTTGGCGCAGATGAAATAAAAAGGCAGCTTGATGCTGAGGATACCTATAGACGCCTGGTGCTTAACCCCGACGGACCTCTAAAACCTAGAGATGCCTATTTGGAAGTTGCAGAACAATTTGTCAGAGCAAGGAAAGCCAATATCAATTTCTTGGCGCCGGCTTCTTTTCTCCAACGTTTCTTTAACGGCGAAACCCCGGAAACATGGACGAGAGAAAGCGTTGCTGCTGCCCGTCAGTCAATACAGAACGAACCAGATATGAGCCATCTAGAAAAAGCTCTGGAGTTCGAAACATTAGATTTGATTATTGTTGAAATAGAAAAAATACAAGAAGCAGCAGTCGTTGGGGAGCCCCAAGACGGCGACACACCCAGAGGCAGCTGGTTCGGTAACTGGAGCATATTCAACCGCAATTCATTGCGTGATCAACAGAACGATTTGAGGAACCCTGATTAATGGACATTATCAAGCCATATGTTGACCGCAATATGGGGCGTAAAGCTGAGGCTAGCGCTTACACAAAGTATCTAAAAGAACAATCACCAATAGATATTGATGCCGGTTATATTGTTAAGAACAATGTCCAGAATGTGCCTAAGACTGAAGAGCTGCAAGAAGATGAGCTAATCGATGTGGATTCTGAGCGCGGCCAGGTCTGGGCAGCTGCTAGCAAAGTTATATATGATTCCATGTATGATGGCGTCAACTCTATCACAGTAAAAGCGCCAGAGAATGAACAGGACTATGGTCGGTTTGGCGTCGAGTTTTATGGTCAACTAGAGCATAACTTTAGCCAGATGGGCTACAACATAGCCAAACTGCAAGGGGCTGATGAGCGCACCAAAATGGCTCTCTATCACTTGCAGTCAGAATATGGCAAGCTGCCCATGTTTAGCTGGAACGGCGCAAAGCGCTTTGCCAAAGGCTTATCAACTGACCCCACAACCTATGCTAGCGTTGGCACATTAGGGCTTGGGTTTCTTGGCAGGGCCGGCGTTAAGCAAACTACCAAGCAGGGCTTCAAGGAATTATTAAAAAAAGGCATTACTAATCCATACGCCATAGCTTCTATAGAGGGCGGTGGATATACGGGGCTCTATGACTATTTCACGCAAGAAATCGCAGTTGAAGCCGGTATGCAAGATGAAATTGACGCGGGGCAAGTCGCATTATCAACGGGCATAGGCGCTGTTGCCGGACCAGCCGTAGTTGCTGCCGGTGAGGGCATTGTCAAAGGCGCGCAAAAAGCAGCGCCGGCAATACGCGATTTATTTGATGAGGCCGGCCAAGCAGCTGATGCTCGCATTGCTGAACGTGACGCTGACACCGGAGTGACGCTGACTGCCGGGGCTGACCCAATGCCAGCCGTTGATGCTGCTATATCTGCCGCTGGCCGAGCTGCACGGCGCGATCCGAATGATTCCGCTGGCGATGCGATGGCACAAGCACAGGCACGGTATTTTGAGACTGGCAAGTTTGAGCCGCCAACGGCTGAAAACCCTGTGTCCATTGTACCGCCGACAGAAACTGAACCCGGCATCATAGCCTTTCATGGCTCTGGCGCAGACTTTGATGAGTTTAGACTGGAAATGATCGGCACTGGTGAGGGCGCACAAGCATTTGGGCAAGGACTGTATTTCACTGATAGTGAGGATATAGCCAAGTTTTATCGTGATGGTGTAGCGTTTGCACAAACATTGCGTGGCAAGTCTAAGTTAAATTATAAAGGAAAGCCGTTTGAGGATTTAGGTGACACGGCTGCTGCTGAAGCTGCACCGCCGTCATATAACGCTATTATGAGCATTGCATCTCAAATGCAAAAATTGACAGGCAGTTTTAGCAAATCGGACAGTGCAATAATAAATCAAGCTGAAACAGCAAAACTGCGTGTTCTAGAACAGCTTGACGCAAACATTGATAAATACACTAAAGCTAGTGAAGTTCCGGGGGCAGAGGGCATAGTTATAGGGCCAAATGGGCCAACATTAGAAAACCTTTTAGTCCAAGATTTAAAACAACAAAAGCAAGCGGTCTTGGACATTGATG